CTTATAGGCTTACCCACATGTTCTTTAAGAGCTAACTTAGTAAGCGCAATACTAGTTGTTGGTAGCTTACTAAGATGATTTAGTTTATTAATATATACTGCTCTATTATACCCATTTGTATTCTTAATGTCAATACTAGTTTTAGTAATCACTGCCAATTTTTGAATACGGTCTAAATAGTCTAATGAGCGTTGCTGTTTATCTAAGTAACTGTTAGCCTCGTCAAAGGCTAAGAAGCTATCAGGCACTAAGGTAGGCGTTACTGTAGGGAATACACCAGTACCATTAAGCTTAGTGAAGATAGCTCGTCTTCCCTTAGTTAAAAATTTACAATCTCGTCATAATCCTTGTCTCTTAGCTTAATACGTAATTCATTGTCATTATCAGTATTAATAAGATAGTCCACTATTTTCTTTAGGTCATCTATTGTAGGGTTATTTGACAAGACAGATTCTAGTGTATCTGCACTATAGTAACCCTTCTTAGCTCCTAACAATAAATACTTAATGACCGGGTTCAGACGGGGATACTTCTCAACAACTAGCCAGTCATAAAATTTCTCATATTCTTCTTGGGGATTGTCAACAGTTATACCCATCTGTTTCTTTAAAAAGCTAATGGTAGACGAGTTATCATCTCGATACATACCAGAAAGTGTCTTATTAATATCTACAATTCGCTGTACTAATTTATTAATAACATCTTTTGCATCATTTTTCTGTTGCTTATACACATCTTTAGCTAGACTATCCTTATTATCATAAATGTCTAGTAAAGCAGTAGTAGCCATCTTTAGTTGAAATACAGACTCATTAAGCTTACCCAAATGCAATAACAGTTCTGGGTGGTTACTAGTAAGCTTCATACTATCAGAGATAATGTTCTTAATCTCATACGATTCTAGATAGTCATAAGAGTCTTCCCAAGTGCCAAAGCGCTTATCATTAATCACCTTATCATAAACAATATATAAGTCATTTAAGTCACTCTGTAAGCCTTTGTCATTCAAGTCACTGTTATTGTTATCGCTCTTATTAACTAATTTTTTAACCCATTTAAACATTAAGTAATACCCTCCTTCTATAGTAAAAGGATACCATTTCTGGTATCCCTTGTCAACACTTATTTTAAATTCTAATAAAACTGATTAAACGCATAACTGTCCTTAACATCTCGCTTTAATAAAACCTTAGTAATCGGGTTTTCGGAGGTATCGTTCCATCCATCGCTGTTACCCACATCGTCATACTTAGCACTTCTAATACCCTTACCATTGTTTAGGAATACAATAGTCCCATCAGGTTTAACAGTTCCTTTACCTAATTCGAGTTTAGCTGACCATTCCCTAGGTGTTTGATTGCCTTTCCCGTACACTGACATGGTGCTTTCATCATTAGAATTAGAAGCCTTTACTGTAAAGGTTTCACCATTCTTAAAAGTAACCATAGCTTTGTAGCTTTCATAATTACCATCAGCTTGAATGTTTAAGTCACTAATAGTATCTTTAACACCGTAGCCTTCGTTAATTTCATTAGCAATTGCTAACAAAGCATCATAGTTTAGGCTAACACTAGAGGTTAACCGCTGAACCTCAGGGATTTTATCCTTGTTTTCATCAGAAATTGCATCATTTAACAAAGCAGTAACTTCTTCATAGCTAGGATAGTTGAATCGAAAATGATAGTAGAAACGACCCGGACGGTTAATTAGATACTCATTAATCCGTTGCAACTTGTTCACAGTTGCTACATAGAGATGCTTAGCAGATGCTGTCCCATCTAACAATGTTAAGAAGTCATTTTGAGTAGGACCATCACTATCATCACTATCAGCTGGGAATCGTTTTTCAAATTCATCAATTAAAACCAATGCTTCCTGCTTAATCGAATCTAAGAAATCAGTAATACCGGGATAATTGTTACCCACATTAATTACTGGGATACCTTCTTTAATAGCTTCCTGAGCTACCATCTTAGAGAACAAAGTTTTACCCATACCTTTAGTTCCTGATAGCATAACGCCTAAGTTAGAATCACGTTTATTAAAGTTATGAAAAATCTTCTTAATCCGTTCTGGCTGGTTGCCATATACTTTCTTGTTACCAATAGCAAAATTATCTCGCTTAGTTAACCAATATCCTTGCCGCATAGAAAATTGCACTTCGTATGTTCCTACTGGTAAGTTATCTGTTACTACTAAGTCATCCCCGGCCATTAATCGGAAGGTCGCTTTATCTGTACTAATTACTTTCATTATTTGTTTCCTCCATTTACTTTTAGTAATTCTTTACCAAAGTGGAACCCATCTACACCAAATTTGTCGCCATCAGCTACACTTTTAGCAATCCAATGGCCGTACAAGTAGCAATCACGCTTAACCTTAAATGGTTCACCCATCTTATCAAAGTCCGGGAATTTCTCTTTATCTCTATTTTCTCCTGCTGAGTATGCATTCCTCATATCAAGCACTCTTTCAACGACATCCCCGACATAGATTGGTTCGCCTGTGGCATCATTAATACCGGTGTATTCTTTATTATTAAAATAATCATTAATACCCATACCAAAGGTTTCTGCAAAAGACTTTCGCAGCAATGGATGAGTTGCGACAAATTTAGATTGCTTAGCCCTATGTTCTACTACCCGAGCCTCTCTTTGGGCATGCTTAGCTTCCTGCATAGCACGATTGATTTCTTTATTTTGCTGTGCTCTCTTGTAAGACTCGGGAGTACGCTCATTCAATGGAGTCATAGCTAGTTCTGCCCCTAGCATATAAAGCCTATGGCTAAAAGGCAATGCTTCAAACTTATCTAGTCCAATTCTACGAGTAAAAGTATACTGTGCTTGTAAAGGAACAGTTAATACTTGGTGATACTTAGGGTATTTAGCGTGTTTCCGGCGTGAGTAGTACACATCTACTTGGCCATTAGTTACCTCTACATCATACTTAGTTGATAACTCTTTTACTTCCTTGATGAAATCATCAATATACATAATTTGTTTCCTCCTCTTTGTATGTATACAAGATACCACCAATAGTATCCTGTGTCAAACTATTTTTTAAAATAAACCAAATAGGTTCCTTTTGCTAGTCCTACCATTACTTTGTCATTGGCTAACATTTTATAAAATTTATCATCAGACACGCTCAAATGACTTTGAAGACCTCTCAGAGCTCGCTCAGGACATTCTATAGTGTTACAGTACCAAGTATACTGTTTGGACTTAAACCAGCTTATAGCCCCTCTCAGAGCATCAAATTGTTTGGGCTGAGATAATAGCTCTTTTATCTTCGATTCTTCGTCAACAATCCGTTGGTTGATAGGCTGTGTAGTGGTGGTAGTGGTTACCTTAACCTTACGTTTACGCTTACGAGTAACTTTAGTAGTGCTAGTAGTGTTTGTTGCAGAAAATAGGTCTAGTTGTTCCATTATTTAACTTCCTCTTGTGTTATTTCAAACATTTTAATCATCCTTAATTGTATGAACGATTAATTGGCCAGATTCTATGTTTATGTGTTCTCCATTTGACATATAAACAGTGTATCCTCCACCAGCAAAGTCATCTGGATTCTTTAAAATGCTTAGTACAACACTGTCTGATTGGCAGAACAACGTATTATTCTGAATATCGTATAAAGGCTTTTCGCCTACCATGTATGCTCTATATCTATAAGGACTCTCAATTTCTATACATGTAATCTTCATTACTTAATCTTCCTTTCGACTGTTACTAAGGTATCATTATGACTACCCCCATGGCTTACTATCATAATTTCTTCTGTTATAAATCCTCGGGTCTTACCGACACCATTAGTGTTCCAGCCAAATGATATACATCTTCCACCAATCTCCAGTATACGGGCTATCTCGTCCAAATGGCTACTCCTAAAATGGGCTGACGTATCTAGCTGTGTTACCTGTCTGCCAATTCCTTTATAGCATTCGGATACCTGTCTAGGCGAGTAAGGAGGGTCATATAATACCATACCAACAGATTGATTTTCAAATAGGTTTAAAAAATCAATTGCATCAAGATGGTAATCACATTTAATATCTTTATTCAAATCATTGTTAACTGTGCAAAACTCAGTTTCTCCATTAGAAAATGGGTCTAAAATAACTCCATCAAAATAATCTGTATACCGATGTAATAGCTTATTTATTGGTGTTATTCTAAAAGTATCCTTATTTGGCATAGACCATTCTTTACTAATAATCACCATAAAACTCCTTTCTAAGTAAAATCATATCATTTATGGTATGCTTTATCAATCCCTTTTCTACTCACAATAGGCATTGTTTGAGTATAATACGGATGAACTACTCTTTGCTAAAGTAAGGGGCTTCATTAGTCAGCCTCGTATTTAAAAGTCCCATTAAGAAGTCTGTCGCCAGGGTCGCTAGTATAATGTTGTAACCATGCAATAGTTTCATAGCTACCTGTGCTATAACCGGATTCTAGGTCAATTACAGTATAGAAGGGATGCCCACCTGAATCAATTACCCTAGCCACTAGCCATAGATTATTATTAGCATCTTTAATTACATCCCCAGCTTTATAAGCAGGATTATCTTTATCTTTAGTAATACTACCCTTATCAAATTTCATTTTAATTCCTTCTTTCTTTTTCTATACTAAAAGGATACCATCTCTGGTATCCTCTGTCAATACTTTATTTTAAATTAGTCACTAATAATTTCAACAATTTTATCATGTTCTAACCCTATGGACTTCAACGCTTTAGTCAAGTCAAGATTATTAAGCTTGTCTCGGTGCTTACCAATCTCAATCAATTCGCCATTATTAACACTATTTTTAATTGCCTCTAGTAGCTTCTTAGCCTGAGCATTATAGCTGCGTTCAACTAGATTGTCCCAGTTATCCACGTCACTATAGTAAACTGGGTTACCTAGGGCTACTTCTAGCTTACTACGAACTTCTTTAATAGCTAAGAAATAGGCATTTTTAACCTTAACCTTAAACCCATCAGCAAACGTTAGTACCCACCCTTCAAAAGTAGTTGGATTAATTCCTTGATAATAACTAGTATCCGG